TGACCTAAATAAAAAGGTTAGTTTTTATAGACAGCTTGATAATAATACTCGTTCTGAAATAGATGTTCCTTTTTATTACTCAATTACAGGAGATGAAAATTTCTTAAAAGATAATTTTCTTTTTTCAACAGCAAATGGCTTTGAATGTAGTCCAAATCCAGTTGGAGCAGATGGTAATTATGATGTAGTACCAAGAGGAGTCGTCAATCTTACATCAATGACGGTTGATCCTGCTCGTTTAGTAAATAAAAGAAATATTGGAGAATATAGTAAAATGAATGACCAAGGTCTTTTAGAGGGTTACAGGGCCGAGTTTGAAATGATTCCGATGACATTTTCAGTAGACATAGAAATATTAGTGAGTAGTCTCTTAGACATATTTAAGTGTACTGAACAATTAGTAAAAAAATTATATAAGTCTAATCAATACAATGTTGAGGTTGGACATTTAGATGAAGGACTGTACAGATTGGCTGCCTATTATGCAATGCCAGATGATTATGGTAAAGAAAACCCTATTGAATATACCTTTGACGATAAGGGTAATTATAAAATAACATTTAGTATTGATATAAATTCATCTATGCCAGCTATAGATTTTGATACAGAGAGACATGTTGGAAACAGAATGTTTAAATTGACTCATAATATAGAAGATGGTAAAACGACTAACGAAACTATTGATCAAGGCTTAGATATATAATTAATATATAAAAATAAACAAATACATTAAAAATGGCACAAGTTACAAAACAAATTATATCACCTGTATTCGTTACTGAATCAGGAGATAGTTATATTGCATTAGATGGCAAAGCATTTTTAGTTGGTGAAAATACAATTACTGAAGCAGAAATTACTACAGCTCCTGGTGAGTTTAGAAGTCTTGTTTTAGCATTAAACAATTTTACATTAACTAATGAAGGTTTAACATGGTTTAATGGAATTAATAGAATTAGATTCGTAAGAGAATCAAACAACTTTTTCGTTAATAATAGCGAAGTTTTAGCAGAAAGCTTAACAAATCACTTATTAGCTTCAGGTATTGTTAATTATACAAACAAAGCAAAAATTCAACTTTTTGAATATGCTGCACAAAATATTAACAATTTCGTATCTCTTGATTTTGCTCAAAAAATAGAAGAAGGTAACGTTAAGTGTTATGTTATGAAATTAAACGAAGACTTCTTTGTTTATAGAATTAATGAAGCAAACAAAATTTATAAGTTTGGTAAATTAGATGCAAACGCTGCATTTGATTATGTTAAAGAGCAAACAGGTTATGAAATAACTGATATGACTCAAGAACTTTTAGAAGGTGCAAGAAAAGAAGCTGCTGAAAAATTAGAGAAAATTAATTTATTAGAGCAAATGATAGCATTCTTAAAAGATCAAAGAGGAGTTATTGCTGAAGCTGACAAATCAATTCAAGAAATTAAAGAAGCTGATACACTAATCAATAGTGAAATTAAAAGATTAGAAGAAGAGGTTGAAGCTATTAAAAACGGTACTGAAAAAGTAGACGAAGGTTGTGGAAAATGTGGAACAGACGGATGTGTTTGTGAAACTGAAGCTACAACTGAAGAAACTGAAACTGAAGCTACAGCTGAAGAAACTGAAGCTACAACTGAAGAAACTGAAACAGAAGCTACTAACGAAGAAGCTGGAGATGAGGCAGGTGTTGAAGCTGAAGATATTAAAGCTGATCATACTGAAGTTGATAGCGATGAGAAAAGAGAAGCTAAATCTGAAGAAGCAGATGATTCTGCACCAAGCGACGAAGGAGAAGACGGAGCTAAAGAAGTTGCTGAAGCTGAAGTAACTGAAGATGATGCTGAAGATATTGAAGATGCTGAAGCTGAAATGGGAGAGCCTGAAAAATCTGAAGAAGATCAAGAAAAACTAGAAGCTCCTATGGATGAGGCCGATGTTGAAGAAGAATTAGTAACTAGACAAGATGGTTATGTACCAGGAACTCTTAAATACGAAACTGATGATTTTGCAGAAGGTACAAAAATTCAAATAGATGCTGAAGCATATACAACTTCTGGACAAGATGAATCAATTACAGTATTCGTAAATGAAAAGCCTTTAAAAGTAAATAAAAGAGACGTTGAATTAGCTGACGGCGAAACAGTATAAAAAATTAAATATTTAAACATGAAACGCATTAAACTATTTGAAGACTTTATACAGCTTAATGAGGCATTTAAGGTAGGTGATTATATAAAACACACAGAAAAATCACCAAGTAGAACCGTATTTGGTAAAATTGTAAAAGCAAATAAAAAATCTGCTTCAATTGTAATTTTAGGATCAGGTGGTGCAAATGATAAACAACCAACTACTAGAATGGAAACATGGGAAGGCGGAAAGTACGTAGACTTTGGAAAACATTCTAAAAAAGAACTAGATGATATAGCTAAAAAACTTTCACCAGGTGATGGTTATAAGTACGTTGACATGGAAACATGGAACGTTTAGTAAAAAATTAAATAAAATTTGACGTTAAACTACAAATCTCTCATTTAACTCAAATACAGTAGAAAAAGATCAATTGGAAACAATTGATCTTTTTTTTATATAATATCTATAAATTTAAAAGATGCCAAGAAAAAAGAATTATTTAAACAATAAAGACTTATATGCACAAATTGTACAATCATTGGATGATGATAGACTAACAAGAGATGCAGAGAAAATGTTACAGTTACTTGCTGAGAAAGCAATTAATAGATTAACTTATGTAAATGAAGATGATAGAAAAGATTGTTTGCAATTCGCTCTATTAGATTTATTAAAATATTGGAGAAACTTTAACCCTAAATATACAAACGCATTTGCATACTTTACGGAGATAGCAAAAAGAGGTTACGCAAAGGGTTGGAATAAACTTCACCCAAATAAAACAAAGGGAACTATCTCAATGGATAGAATAAATTCTGCAAACTCAAGAGAAGACGGCGGCGGCGGAATGTTTAATATCTAATAATGTCAATAAAAAACGTAAGACCGACAAAAAACTCAGGCTTTAATCAAGGCTACTATAATCCAGTATATCCAGAAAAATATGCTGGCAATCCACCTATAATATACAGGAGTTCATGGGAACTTAAGTTTATGAAGATGTGCGATAATAGAGAGGATATTGTGTTGTGGTCAAGCGAGCCAGTTGAAATAAAATACTGGAGTTCAATGGATAAAAAGGAACATTCATATTTTCCAGATTTTTATATAAAGGTAAAGAAAGAAACAGGCTTTGAAGAAAGTCTCATTGAGATTAAGCCTGAAAGTCATATAGTAAAGCCACAACCACCTACTAAAAATTCAAAACAGGCATTAAAGAATTATAAATTCCTTGCAGAACAGTACGTTAAAAATAGAGATAAATATAAATATGCACAGGAATGGTCTAAGTCAAGAGGATTTAGATTTGTTGTAATGACAGAAAAGAGTCTTAAATAATGGCAAGAGTTAGACAAGACATAAAGGAATTAATTAAAGAATCAGGCGGTAGGACTAGAGCTAAAAGAGCTGCAGAAAGTTGGTATGAGAATGGAAAGAAAACAGCAGCTGAAAAAAGTGTACAAACCACTGGAGGTAGGTTTCAGCCAGGTAAAGTGTATGTGTTTAGATATAATCCTAAATATGCAACTGAATTACCATGGTATGATGCAAATCCAGTTGTATTGGCCCTTGATCCTGATGGAAATAACGATGTTGGCATTAACTTAAATCTTCTTCCAAGTGATGTCAAAGAAAGATTATTAGATAGAATCTATAATGCATATGAAAGTGAAATTAAAAGAGAATCTGTAGGTGGCAAGAAAAATGATGCACGTAGACAGAATCAGCTTTCAATTAGATGGGAAGAAGCAAAAAACTTTTTAGCAAGTTATAAATTTGCTATTAGACAATACATACCGGGTAGAAAACTTGGACAGGCGGTTGTCAGTTATGAAAACTGGTCAAAGATCGTTCTCTGTGATTTTGCAGACTTGAATGGTACCACATATGCCCAATTAGTAAACGAGTTTAGAAACAGGTAAAAAAAATTGAATATATAAATTGAAAAACTATATAAAAAATTATGGCAGGTTTTGCAGATAAGGATCCAAGAAATGGTCCATTAAGTAATAGAAGGCCTTTTAGGTTAAATAATACATTAAAGTTACTTTCATCATTCGGTATGAGATATGATGATATGATACTTAGACAGTCTCAGGCAGTAGGTCCATTAGAAGATAAGTTTGGTTATGGCCAAATGAATCCAATGGGATTAGATAATGATGATATGTATGCAGCATTTGCTGCTTTGTCAATGGCCGATACTACAATGCGAAAAAATATTCCTTTTTTCGATCAACAATATGAAGTAAAAAGAGAAGAACTTAGAAGATTTTCAATTAATGATGAAATAGAAGATATTTTAGATATATTATGTGATGAAACAATAGTATATGATAATAAAAATTTCTTTGCTTCTCCTGAAATTCTTGGGGTTGAGGTTGCAGACAGTATTCAAAAGGATTTAAACAGATATTTTAGACAAATATACCATGCATTTGGCTTTAATTCAGATCAGTCGGCTTGGTATTATTTTAGAAAATGGTTAACAGATGGTTATCTTGCATTTGAAATTATTTATTCTCCTGATCAAAAGGAAATTATAGGTTTTAAAGAACTTGATCCAATTACATTAGTTCCAGGTTATAATAAAGAAGATGGTAAAAAAGTATGGGTACAATTTAAGGATGATCCAGTAAAAGAAAGAACCTTGTATGATTCTCAAATTATTTACCTTTCTTATTCTTCTATAACTACAGCAGGTAGAGTCAGTTATGTTGAAAGACTTATTAGATCTTTTAACTTGTTAAGAATTATGGAACACACGAGAATTATTTGGGCAGTTACAAATAGTTCTTATAGAATGAAATTTGTTATACCAGTTGGTGGTAAATCTAAAACAAGAGCAAAACAATCACTTGCACAGTTAATGAATTCATATAAAGAAGTAGTTGATTTTGATTGGGAGTCTGGTTCTATGACAACCGATGGTAAACCCATGCTACAATTTAATAAAGAATATTGGTTACCAAGTAAAGACGGTGACAGCCCTGAGATTGAAACATTAGATGCATCAGGTCCAGACCTATCAGATACAGAAGCACTTAAGTATTTTTCAGATAAACTTAAACATGTTTCTAAAATACCTTATTCTAGATTCTTATATGAAGATGGTGGTGGAGATTTTAATCTTGCTGCTGATGGAATGATTAGAGATGAAATTAAATTTAGCAAATTTGTAAAAAGACTAAGAGCAGCTTTCCAAGAAATATTAGTAAAGCCACTTTATTTACAAATGTGCATTGCATATAAAGATCTTGCTGAAGATCCACAATTTAAAACTCAAGTTGCATTAAGATATAATAGAGATAATGATTTTGCTGCATTAAAAGAAATGGAAATCATGGAAAGAAGACTTGATTTTGTTTCTACAATGAGAGATAGTTTAATGACAACGAATCAAGAAACTATGGAAGAGGAATACTACTTTGATATGGAATTCTTAGTTGATAGATACTTACAATTAAGTCCAGATGATATTGCTGCCAATGCAGCTGCTAAGGCTAAAACTGATAGGCAAGAAGAAGAGGAGCCAGAACCTGAAGACCCAATGGGAATGGGAATGTAAAAATAGTTAAATAATGTGTTAAAAAAATACAATGAATTTTTAAATGAAAGAGCAGCTCCTAATAAAGCTACAGTAAAGTATATGATAGCTAAAAAATTTGCAGGAGTGCCTGTCAAAATAGCAAAACAGCTTATTAGACATAATAAAAGAAAGGAAGATATTGCAGCAATGATTAAAACAGCTG